ACGAACGCCACTGCCATCGGTGCCATAGACCTTGTTGGTGCCGGGGGACGCAGTGTCGTTGACGAGGTTGAGCGTCCTGTCTGCGGAGAGGTTTCCGCCGCCGGTCAGCGAATGCTGCGTCGAGACATTGCGAGTAGTGTTGACCTTATCGCCATCGAGTTCGTTGATCGCAGCCTGCACATCGGTCGCGGCGACTCCGCCAGCCGGTGTGTTGCCGATATTGCTGCCGCCAGCGCCTGCGAACAACGCGGCACCTGTGCCAACTTCATCGGTAAGCAGTCCGCGAAGGTTGGCGCTATTCGGAGTCCCGACGAAGGTATCAAAACCGCTGGCGCGTGTGATCGCTGCCCATGATGTCAGGTTGGCGTTCGCAGCCTGATAGAGCGAGTTGAGCGCGGTCTTGAGGGTTGACCACAGCCACTTAGTCTTGGCGTTGCTGGCGGCGCTATCGAATCCGGCAATCTGGTCGGCATCGACGATGCTAGCCTTGGTGGCATAGGCGGTGTTTCCGGTGGCAGTAGCGATGCCGCCCGTCACGAATGCAGTTGTCGCTATACTGGTGTCATTGTCGCCAGCGGTCGCAGTCGGCGCGGTCGGATTGCCGGTGAGCGCCGGACTGTCGGCGAACACAGAAGCACCAGTTCCCGTCTCGTCGGTCAGCAGAGCGCGAAGATTGGACGAGGTTGGGTTGGCGACAAAGGCATCGAAGCCTGTGGCTCTGGTGATCGCCGCCCATGAGGTCAACGTCGCATTGGTTACCTGATAGAGCGTGTCGAAATAGGTCTTGAGCGTGGCTTTCACATTCGCCCAAGTGACCTTCTTGCCAGCATTGCCTGCCGCGCTGTCGGAGAGCGGCATCGTGTCAGCATCGATCGGAGTCGCCTTGGCGGTGAATCCGGTGATAGCCGAGCCGACTGCGGTGGCGAAGTCCGAGATCGTAGACGCGATCTGTGTTCCGGTGTGGTTTGCCCTCGCCAGCAGCGTGGCATCGGACGAGTTCGCGGTCGCGCCCGTTGCGATCCCGGCGAGCTTGGTCTTTTCGGTCGCGGTGTAGGCCTTGTTGGTAGTGCCATCGGTGATCGTGTCGGCGGATTGTGTTCCGGTATGGTTGGCGCGATTGAGCAGGGTCGCATCGGACGAGTTCGCAGTTGCACCGGTCGCGATGCCGGTCAGCTTGGTATCCTTTGCGGTCGTGAAGCTGGCCGTGGTCGCCTGCAGCACGGAACTAAACGCCTGCACGGTGACGCCGATTGCGGCAGAGATCCTTGCATCGGCGGCGGCAGCGAAGTTGCTGATGGTCGAGGCAAGCTGACTGCCGTGATGGTTCGCACGGTCAAAGGCATCGCCATTGACCAGAGTCGGATCGTAGACCGCCTTGGTCATGTCGCCGACGCCAGTGGCGGCACCTTCGATGGCGATCAGGACTCGAGCACCGTCCGTCAAGGCTGCGCCGGAAGTGTCGAACGGCGTGACCGGTACTTCGTAGTAAATGCCATCATCGACCGGCGTTCCGGTGATGTCGTAAGCCGTGAATTTGGTCGCATCGTCCTTGTCTTGGACGAGCACCTGACCGCCGTCATCGAGCATCAGTTTCAGGAGAGTGGAAGCATCGACCCCGGTCGCCGAAATGTTGTGAATCCACATCTTGGTGGCGAGGTCCGGATTCGCATTATCGAACCGCACCTGTCCGCTGGCAGGCGGCTCGGTCGTGGTATTGCGATATGTCCACTCGCCGGTTCCAAACGTACCGCTGCTGCTGCCGCCAACCGAATGGATGATCGGATTTGCAGGATCCGTGTCGTCAACCGTGATGTTCGATCCGGCCACGATCGATTGAACAACGCCATCGGCACCAGCCGGTCCTTCCGGTCCTGCGGGGCCGGGAACCGTGCTATCAGCGCCTGCCGGTCCTGCCGGTCCTTCCGGTCCTTCCGGTCCTTCCGGACCAGTTTCACCGGCTGGACCCTGTGGACCCTGTGGACCAGGAACAATGCTATCTGCTCCAGCCGGTCCTTCCGGTCCTGCGGGGCCGGGAACCGTGCTGGCCGCTCCTGTCGGACCCTGCGGTCCTTGTGGACCCGCTGGCCCTTGCGGTCCTGTAGGACCGGGAACGCTGCTGTCCGCGCCAGTTGGCCCTACCGGACCCGCTGGTCCCTGCGGACCCTGTGGACCCGGAGGTCCGGGCGGACCCGCGCCGCCGAGACCGGCGACCTCCACAACGACAGGAACCGGGGGAGGTGCGACCACATCGATGACAACGATATCGTTCACGGAGATGATCCTGTGATGTCAGGGATGACGGTCACCCTGCCCGCGAGGACGGTCGAGACGTCATCGTTCGGATAGGTTAGCTGCAAGTCCCAGGCAGCGTTGCTTCGTGGCAGGCTGTTGCTCGCGTCTGCAGTCAGCAGGGCATTGATGATGTTCGGGGTCTCGATCTCGCACTCGATCGTTGCGATCTTGCAGCCGCCCGACTTGTCCCGGATTTCGGCGTCCACGACCACGCCAGACAGATCGACCGGCTCGGTCTTTTCCACATCCGCCCAGAGCAGGAACTTCCATCGGTTGGTGTCGCCCCGGTAGATCGTCAGGGAATGTTGGCCGGGAAGCATCGCCACATCCTCTGCCCTATGCCAGCGCCGGATCGCGAAGACGATGCAGGATGGCCGTCACCTCTGGCGCCAGATAACCAAGCGCAACCTGGCTGTCCTCCTCTCCGATATTGCGATCGTCGTATAGTTTCGACAGCACCATCAGCGTTGCGGCCTCGACGATCGCACCGTGCACACTGTCGATCGCAGTCCAATCGGATGGTTTCTTGATGTAGTCGAGCACGATCGCCGAGGCGTGTGCGATCCTGCGCTCGATGTCGGCGTCGTCGTCGGTGTGATCGACACGCAGATGCGCCTTGGCAACGTCGAGGGTGATCGTCATTTGGTGGCACTCCTTCCGTCGCGGCCGCGTTTGACCGCCAGCCTCCATCCGGCGCTGGTCTCCGGCTTGTCGGCGGTTGCCTGCTGGGCGATCCACAACGAGCCGCCGAACGACACTGCATCGCCGCGCTCGTATTCCTGCTCGGCCCGGTAGACGCCGCGGTCGAGTACGATCGGCAGGCAGACCGGAAATTCTTTCACCCTGTCGCTTTGCGTGAAGCGGAACGTCACCTGGCGCTCACCGTCGTAGTCGACGACAAGGTCGTCGAAGCCGAACCCGTCCAAGCCATCCCTGCCAGGATCTCCGGGCCTGCCGGGATCTCCGTCGCGGCCGACCACCAGGCCGAGCGTCTGCAGGCTGCCATCGGACAGCGTGATGACGAGCTCGCCGGCACGGTTGATCATGGCGGCAGCGAGGCCGATGCCGTCCCTGCCAGGATCTCCGGGCCTGCCGGGCTCGCCAGGCTGGCCTGGATCGCCCTTGTCGCCTTTCTGGGGCTGCCGGTCCTCCAGCGCCTTCACACGCGCCCCAAGGGCCGCCAGCGGCACCGAAACGGCATCCAGCAGGCGATCGACCATCGCGGCCATGTCAAGCTGTGGCATCGCCCATCCATCCTTCCGCCACGCGCTGCTCGAGCCGCGCCATGAAAGTCTTGGTCGGATCCGGCTCCTCATCTTGCGGCGGCCCGTCCTCATCTGGCTCGTCGGGTTCGGCCGGCTTCGGCGCCGGATTGGCCGGGGCGAACGGGTCCGCCTTCTGGTCGCGCTTGGCAAGCGCGGCGAGCGAGTAGTTCTGTTGCTGCAGGTACGGCGACGCGCCTCCATTGACCGGCGGAAGGTTGAGCCGACGCCTTGCCTCGTTGGGCGCCATGATGCCTGCTCCGACCGCATCGGACAGCGATTTCACGTGTGTCGCCGTGTCCAGGCGCAGGAGATCGTCAAGGTCGAACTCGGTGCCGTAGGGCGCCGGCAGCTCGAGCCCCTCGTCGAGGCACATCTCGATCGCCTCGATGAAGATCTGCAGGCATTGCGAATAGTACTGCTGGTCAAGCGCCTCGACATTGTTGGCGGTCGGCATGGGTCCGAGGCCAAGCTTGTAGGGCGGTACGCCGAACGCCGCGCAAATCGCCTCGGCGGCGCCCTTCTGCTGCTCGACTACCTGCGCATCGGTCGCCTTGACCGCCAGCGGCTCGAATTTCAGGCCATCGGCCAGCACCGCCACCGATCCGGCATTGGCGCCGCCGAAATTCTCCTGCCATCGCGATTTCATCCTGGCGACGGCGTCGTCGGCCATCGCGCCCGGCGCGGTCAGGATACCGCCCGGCATCGCCCGGTTGCCGAAAAACTGCGTCTCGTTCTTCTGGATCGACAGCCCCTGCAGCGCCGGTCCGCCGGCCGCGTACATCTTCGAGAGCCCGATCAGCGGATGGTAGAACGTGTCCTGGCGGTCGTGGATGATTTCCCGGGCAGGCGCCACGACATTGTCGTTGCCGGAAAGGCCGGCCAGGTCGTCGCGCCGCAGCTCGTAGTAGACATCGCCATTCGGCGCCACCAGGACCGTCACATGGGCGGGATCCAGCACATGCAGCCTCACCACCACGCCGCGCTGGTCGCGCTGCTTCAGCACATAGGCGTTGCCGTGGATGAGCTTCGACTGCACCCAGGAGGCGACGAACTGGATCCGGTTCTGGTAGCCATTCGGCTTTCTGAGCACTGGGCTGAAAGCCGGGCTGTCCGCCTCGCTCCAGATGCCATTTTCGTCCTGGCTGACCAGCCGCAGCCGGCATTTTGACACGTCGGAGGATATGAGATCGATGCAGCGGAAGACTGGCCAGAACGACAGCCAGTCCTCGATGCGGATCTCGTCGTTCCTCTGCCAGGCGCCGGCATAATGGTCGTGCACGATGACTGGCCACCAGCCACCACGGGCGTTGTCCCACGCCGTGACAGGATGCAGCGTCTCGCGCCGCGCCGCCTTGGTGATCGACAGGCCGAAGATCTTCATTCGTCCCCGGCCTCGAGCTTGCGGGTCTTGTAGGTCTTGGCCTTGGGTTTGGGCCTATCCCCGGCCTCGGCCTTCGCCGGCTTCCTCGCCGGCTTCGGAGTTTCGGTCGCCCGCTCGGCCTGGCGGGTGGCGATGAGGGTGCGCGCGTAGCGTTCGTCGAGTTCGAAGGCCTCGCCGGCTTTCAGCGCCTTGCCGCCGATTCTGATGGGAGCTCTTGCAATCAGCGATGCCATTTGCCGCGTCTCCTTCCCTTCGAAAAGAGGCGGCCCGCTGTAGGTGACGGGCCGCCCAGGTGGCGGTCCCCCTACGGCGTAACCACGCCGGTGTAGTTGGCGCCGGTGATGTAGGCGACAGCGGTATCGACCACCCGCCGCCAGGTGATCATCCGCTCGGCGCGGATGCCCACGCAGTTGTTCTGCCAGAGATTGAACGTCGCGGTGCTCGGATCAGCAGGAGCGTCGTTCATCTCGAGCGTCGCCTCGCGCGAGATCGAGATCGAGACGCCGCCATCGTCGGCGATCATGATCCGGCTTGCGTCG